TCTACAATGTATCCACGCTCTTGTTTTTGAGCATAGCGTTCTGTGTAGATGCCGTCTAATTCTTCAAAGATGCTACGAGTCTTTTTTTGCATTTTTGTTTCCTTTGTAGTATTTATTGTAATTTACTATAAACATCTACAGGTATCTTTTGTACCATTTATCGAATTCTGGGTAAACTGTTCTCCAGTTTAGATTCCTATATTGATCTTGTTTGTTTAACGTTGTTAACATTTCATTTATGTGTGAATCTTGATCAGTTTCGAGATTTTTAAAAGTTTTATAAGCCCAACTGTCAGTTGGTAATTTTTTTAACAAATCTTCTTTATATTCTGAAGTTACAGCATCAAGTCTGTATGGTCCAAAACATGTATGATAATTAATTCTAATTTTGTCGCCATATATGGTTTTTTGTAAGTGTTGTTCTGCCCAAGCGTCGAGCTCATCTGTCCAGTAGGCTGAAAGAACACCAACTGTTCTTTCTATGTTCATCATTGCATTGTGCGGAATATTATTTTGATACCATAACAGATTTTCGGCAAGGTTTTTCCATTTAACAGGCCAACGTTGATATTCCATTCTAGCACCTATATCGTCGATGCTAAAATAGATATCTACCATTTTAAAATTTTCCCACAATTTTAAAACTTTGTCAGATACTTTAATTGTGCCATTTGAATGGTACCATAATATTACATCCGAAAAGTCTACTGTTTCACTGAGTTTTTCAAGCAATTGCACATGCGTATTGCTCAAAAAAGGTTCGCCGCCTTGGAAATGTATTTGTTTTAGGTTGTTTGTTGGAATTGTCGATATAATATCGAGAACATTGTCGTTTTTTGCCCGAACAGTCATTTTATTTCTATTTTCCAATGATTTATAGTCTTTGTCAAATTTTCTCCAGGTCGTGCTAAATTTTGATGAGCATATGCTACAAGCCAAGTTGCAACTGAAGTCACATTGTACATCAATTTCTATTACTGATTCAGGATTTTTCCATTGATTTCCTAATCTTTCATTCCAGCTTTGACGTCTACTATAGTTGCCGTCTTGTTCTGTTTTTTTACATTCGAAACAGGCGTCAGGCAAATCTTTGCCGTCTAAATTTTCTTGTCTGTGTTTTTGAATTTCTGGATGCAACCAATACTCTTTGTTTATATCTTGTTGTACAGGATAACGTTCTTTATATAAACAACAGGGTTGTGCCTCCCATTGGTTTTTTGACGTATTATATTGCAACCACAGGCCGCCTTGTAAGTCAGCACAATAATTTTTCATTTTATCCTTTACTTTTTTCTAATTATAGTAGCAAATATTTATAGTAGCACAAAATTCTGAGTAAATATACCTATTAAGGCATCTTTAGGCAAATATAGGCAAACATGAAAACAGAAATAGAACAGATCGAATCATTATTAGAACAATTTAGAAGACCAACTCCACAAGGCAAACAATATCAAGACAGACTAGCAGAAGAATTTCAAATCATTCTTGAACAACGGTTCACAGATTACTTTCTCAAAATAAGACTCATACTTGATCTCAACAAAGACATACCGCACATGACCAGAGGCAGTGCTGGTAGCAGTTTGGTTTGCTATCTCATGGGTATAACAGATGTCGATCCAATTGAATGGAACATACCATTGGCAAGATTTTTAAATCCACACAGAGACGATTTACCAGATGTGGACATAGATATACCTCACCACAAACAAGAACTAGCCATGCAGAGAATATTTGATCGATGGCCAACACAGAGTGCTAGAATATCAAACTATGTACTCTACAGAGAAAAGTCAGCACGTCGAGAAGCTGCCAAGCGACTAGGTGCAAAAGGCAAACTGCCTGCTGACTTTGAATACAAAAAACTTGGCATAGATGAACAAGAAGCAACTCGAATTGAACGCAAACTCATGGGTAAAAAACGTTGTATCAGCAAACACTGTGGTGGTGTGCTAGTTTTTGATAGAGCATTGCCCAAGAGCTTGTTTCGTGATGACAATCTTATACTACTTGACAAAAATGAAGTAGAAGATTTAGAACATTTAAAAGTAGACATACTAGCCAATAGAGGTTTATCACAACTGTTGGAAATAGATCCACACACAAGATTAGATGCTTATCCAAAGCAGGACGAACGTGTCAGCGATTTACTGTGCCGAGGTGACGTGCTTGGTGTTACACAGGGAGAATCGCCAACTATGAAAAGACTGTTTCGTGCATTGCAACCAACAGGTGTTGAGGATTGTGTATTTGCAAGTGCATTAGTACGTCCTGTTGCTATGGAAGGTCGACGTAAGGCTAGTTGGTTTCGTGACTGGAGCGAAAAGGGCATACAAAAGAATGCAATAGTGTATGAAGATGATGCTATACACAAAATAATGAAGCTGATTGGCATATCGCCATACGAAGCAGATATGTATCGTCGTGCTTTTGCAAAAAAGAATGAAGAAAAGATGATGCAGTTTATGGCACGACTAGGTGACCATCCAGACAAGCATGACATCTACGAACAGATGCAGTCGCTGAGTGGGTTTGGTTTGTGTAGGGCACATGCAGTTAACTTGGGCAGGCTTATATGGGCACTAGCATATCACAAGGTATACAACCCAAAAGAGTTTTGGCGTGCTTGTTTGATGCACTGCCAAGGTTCTTATGCACGTTGGGTATATCGTAACGAAGCAAAACGTGCTGGTTGGGATCTACGTGAACTAGGATTCGACAATTGGATCACAGAAGATCCTGTTGAAAGTTTCAAACAACATGGAGCATGGAATAGCCCTGGCTTTTTGCCAAACATGGGATTACAAAATTTATTCTTAGACAAGTTTCAGTTTGCTGGTATAGTTGCAAATAGCAGAGTGTTTAAAAGTGATAGTAAAAATTATATACACTTTATAACCTTAGGTGTTGGCGAAGGTCGCTACGTAGATTTGGTTGTTGACCGTCCTGTAAAGTATGCTCGTGATAGTGTAGTAGTTGGTGAGGGACAGATGTGGACCAAAGACAACAGTAACTATTTAAAAGTAAAACGAAAAAACGTTAAAGCAATGTCTATTGATCAGTATGCCTAACCTTTTGCCTTAATGCCAGCCAACATCTGTTTGAGTTTTGTGCTTTGTACATCAGCAACTATTTTGCCTGGTTCATCTTCTACGGTTGCATCTACAGAAGGATCCGATTGTATTGATTTTGATTTTATTTGATCATATATTGAACTTGACTGTTTCTTAAACTGTTGATACTCTTCATCATCGCCTAGGTCACGTATACGCAAACTTTCAATATCAAACTCCAAGTCTACTTTTTGTCCAACGCCTGAACTACTTCGAGTCTTCATAGCCTGTATCTGATATCTGCCACGTTCACGCATAGCACGACTGGTGAATATACCAAACACATTGTCAGCAGTATTAATTTTACTAATACCACCTGATATGTGCGAATGATCAAATTCTATTTCTTCTACTGCACTTCTGTTCAACTGTGATGCAGTTACAAACAGTATGTTAAGTTCTCTTGCCAAGTTACGCAATTCTTCTGAAACATACTTGTCTTTAACAAACAAATCATTTGGCGACACTTTTGCACTTACTGGCATAAGCAAATCCAAATAGTCAATACACATAAAGTCAATAGTTCTTCCTTGCTTAATACTAAGTTCTTTAACAAATGCTCTTATGTCATTGACATTGCTTTGTGCAGGCATGTACTTGATTTGTAACGCACCTGACTTCTTGCCCATCATTTTCACTTTCATCTCAACAGTTTCAATATCCTTGAACAACTGTTTGCTTGGTGTGTTGGTTAGCATACTGTCAATACGCATAGCAGTTAATCCTTCACTTAATTCAAGTGTTATGTACACTCCATTGAGTCCTGCTTCCATCCAGTTCACTGCCAGGTTTTGCATGAACAAACTTTTACCTGATCCAGACCCACCTGCAAATATCTGTAGTTCACCTCTGTTGAATCCGCCATACAACAGTTTGTCTAGATTTGCCCAACCAGTTGAATTCTGACCATTGTTGTCTTTAAGTGCCGCAAGTCTTGCACGTGGATCTTCAAAATAGTCTGTACCCAAATCCTTTGTCAAACTAATCTGTACTGCATCTTTGATCAGTTTCTCAACTGGTGAATACTCACCTTTCTCCAACAGGTCAGCACTTTTAAGTATTGCACGTTCTAGTTCACTGCGTCTAGTAAATGCTTCAAACTCTTGTAAAAACCAATCAGTGTGTCCACTGTTGAGATCTGGAATCTCCAACAGTTCAATGTTTGTAACTGCTTTTATCTGTGCCCT